GAGTCATAACAAGTATCACTCTTGCTAGTGGTCAAGTCATAGCTTATAGATTATGAGTCTTGCTAATGCACTAAAAAAAGCTGCTAGTGCTTCACTAAAGAAGCTTGGTGGTGATGTAACTATCAGACAAGTAACAGCAGGGGCATATAACACCACTACTGGAGCTATTTCAGAATCTACATCTGATACGACCATCAAAGGTGCATTAAGTAATGTTTCAAGAAATCAGGTCAATGATTTAATTGAGTCACAGGATAAATTGCTTACTATATCTGCTGGAGATCTTACATTTGTTCCTACAACGAAAGACAGAGTAGTTATTAGTAATGTTGAATTTAAAATTGTTCAAGTTGTTATAAATGAGCAAAATAATACACCAGTAAGTTTTGATCTTATCTTGAGGTAAAAATGGCAAGACGTATAAAACTTACACAAGTAAAAGATTTTTATAAAGAACTGATAGTTGATGCTGTTGCTGGGACTACTCTTGAGTGGACAAGAAGAGTAAAAAAAGCAACACCTGTTGATACTGGCAGGTTGAGAGCCGCTTGGCAAACTGATATTAAGCCACTTGAAGGCACAGTTTCAAATAATGTTATTTATGCAGAGCCTGTATGTTTTGGTGTAAATAAACCAAAATCATGGGGAGGTAAGTATAGAACAAAACAAAAAACTGTTGCGGGTTTTCCAGCTCTAATTGGAAAAGAACTTGAAATTTACATCAATAGACAGTTTGGGAGGTTCTAAATGGCTGCTACAGATTTAAACACTGTAAGATCCACAATAGAGGCTAGGTTAGCCACAGAGCTTGCTTCAAGCCCAGCAATCCCTGTTGTATTCAACAACATGACCTTTGACTCAACTGCTGAGGATACTTTTGTACAGTGCATCACGAGCTTTGGTGCTGGTGAGTATTTAACAATGGGAGGCACAAGCGATTCAGATAATAATGTTGTTGGTTTAGTTCTTTTGAATATTTTTACTGAGGAAGGATTAGGAGCAGGGTCGAACTTTACAATTTGCAAAAGGCTAAGAGACTTATACAATAGAGTGACTGTATCTAATGTAATTTTTGATTCACCTGTAGGGCCTGAGATACTTGCATCAAGTCCAGAAGGTAAGTTTCAAACACAAATTAGGATTACTTTTAACATTTACGAGGATCTTTGATCATGCCAAAACTTCAAATAACTGATGAAATGCTTGACGCTATCGAAGCTGTCAAAGGTATAAGAGATGCAAACTACTGGGACCCTAATTGCAAAAGATATATGGAGAATCAACAAAATCCTAAAAAAGATGTAAAAAAGTCTGAAAAGAGTTAATATATTTATAAATATTTCTTTTTTTTGTTATGGCTGCTGTAAAAGGTGATGTCGGTAAAATAATGTTCCATAACGCTGCTGGAACAGAAGCTGATATATCAGGTCTTAGAAACTGGTCTTTGTCTATTACCAAAGACACCCAAGAAACGACAGTAATGGGCAACACAGCAAAAACTTTTGTTGGTGGTCTTATTGCTGGTGAAGGTTCAGCAGAATTAATCTATGACAATGCTGGTAACTCCGACTACTTAGCATTTGTTGAGGATATTTTAACAACAGGTGATGCTGGTGACGCATTGTTTGAATTGTTCCCCGATAGTTCAGCTAGTTCCAAAAAATTTGGTTTTTCTGGAATAATTACTAATGCTGAATATGGAGCAACTCTTGGGGAGATACAACTTATCAACATTACTTTCCAGACAACAGGTGCAATAACTTCAGATATATAGTAAATTAAAAATACTTCGCACTTAATTTATGCCAAACAAAAGAACTGTTGATTTGATTGCAGAGTCATTTAAAGATGAAATGACTTCAAGACGCAAATTCGATATTAAAGATTCAAAGGGAAATGTAACTGTAAGTTTATATTTTAAACCTATTACTAGGTTTGATCGAGTGAAAGCACAACAGCTTGCAGGGTCTGAAGAGGCACTTACTGTCTCAACTCAGTTACTTTGTCAAATGGCAGAGTTAGAAGATGGTACAAAAGCTTTTAGCATGGCTGATGCACCTAACTTACAAAGAGAACTACCAGAAAAAATATTAAATGAGATCGAATTATTTTTGCATGATATTACCCTCGATATTGATACAGCAAAAAAAGAATAAAAGGGGATAACTGGCTCAGATTTGAGTTATTCCTAGCAACAGAACTTAAAAAGACTTTAGAAGAACTCAGAAAATCAATGACTGAGGTAGAGCTTATATATTGGGCTGGATATTATGAAATAAAGCATGAAGAAGAAAAAAGAGAGATACAACGACAAAAACACAATTCAAGGTAATATATAATAAAGGCTTTTTTATCTGTGGCAGAGGCAGTAGTTAGACTTAAAGTTGATGCGACCAGTGCCAATAGAGCATTAACTGGAGTTCAAGCAAAAACACAAAAACTACAGTCTGCCTTTGGTGGTCTTAGAACAGCTATTGCTGGTATTGGTATTGGATTATTAGCAAAACAAGCAGTTAGTACATCTGCAAACTTTGAAAAGTTAAATGTCAGACTTGGTTTGCTTACAAAAGCATCTGGAACTTTTGCAAAATCACAGCAGATTGCCGCAGATGCACAGAAAGCTTTTGGACTTAGTGCAACTGAAGCACTTGAAGGAATTACAGATATTACAGCAAGATTAGCTCCTTTGGGTGTTGGTGTAGAAGATATAAAAAGTACATTCTTTGGATTTAATACGGCTGCTAAGTTGGCTGGTGCATCAACCATAGAGGCATCAAACGCATTTAGACAGTTAGCACAGGCTCTTGGATCAGGAAGGCTTGCTGGTGATGAATTTAGGAGTATATCTGAGCAAATACCCACACTATTGCAGCCAATAGCAGATGAACTGAATGTTCCTATTGGAAAACTTAAAGAATTAGCTGCTGAAGGTAAATTAACAAGTGAAGTTGTTTTGAGAGCATTAAGAACGATTGAAACAGAAGGGGCAGCTTCTTTAGAAGCTTTAGTTAAAGCAGACCCTACTCAAGTATTTAAAGATTTATCAAACGAGGCTGAAAATTTGTCAAGAGCAGTTGGTGATTTACTGAAACCAGCAGTGATTGAAGGCACAAAGGTTTTGACAAAACTTTTAGTTGTATTAACAGAATTTGTAAATAGTGATGCTGGTCAAGCAACTCTTTTACTTGTTGGTATAGCAGCCGCAGCAAAAGCTATTGCAGTCGCAGTTCCTGTTGCAGGGGCGGCTATAGCAGCTATAACAATAAAAATAGGTGCATTAAAAATTGCAGTTCTTGGATTATCTGGTGCGATTGCGGCAACTGGCATAGGTGCTTTGGCTGTTGGTCTTGGACTTTTAACCACACAAATTATTAAAACTAAAAAAGCACAAAATGAATTAAATGATGCTATTGCAAAAGGTTCTGAAGAGGAAGTTACAAAACAATTAGAAAAACAAAAAGGTTTGAGAGAAAAAATTAATGAAAGATTAGAAACAGCAAAAGGTCGATCAAAAAAAGCTCTTGAAACAAAATTAAAAGAGATTGATGCTGATATTCGTATGTTAGAGGGTAGAAATAAAACACTTCAATCCGATAAACTTATAAATGAAAAATTAAAAGAAAGAATTGATATTCAAAAAGAAAGCACTGAAGAAATAAAAAATCAACAAACTGAGACAGATAAACTTAAAGAAAAAATGGCTGCTGTAGGTGAAGAAATTGAAGGGAGTATAAAAAGAAATTTAAGAGATGCAATTACTGGCGCACAATCATTTGGACAAGCAATGACTAACGTATTGAATAGAATTAGAGATAAAATTATTGACGCACAAATAGATAAGTTCTTAGGTGGTTTTGGTGAAAACTTTGGGAAATCTGCCTCTGGTGGCAGAGGAAAAGGTATTGGTGGATTTTTAGGAGGAGTTCTTGGCGGTTTATTTAGAGAAAATGGCGGCCCTGTAAAAGCTGGACAGCCTTATATTGTTGGCGAGCGTCAGCCTGAGTTATTTGTTCCTCGCAGATCAGGAACTATTATTCCAAAAGTTGGAGGTGGCGGTACTGTAAATAACATTACAATAAATGTAGATGCTGCTGGTTCTGATACCTCAGGATCTACAGAACAAGGTGGTAGACAACTTGGCGAACTTATTGCCTCTGTTGTTCAAACTACAATTATTAATGAACAAAGGTCTGGAGGTTTACTAAATCCATAATGGCAACTTTTCCCTCTATTCAGCCCACTTATGGGATGAGAAAGAATAGCAATCCAAAATACAGAATAACGGCTTTGGGTGATGGATATGAGTTTAGGACTATATTTGGTTTACCACTCACACAAGATCCAAAAGTATATGATCTTACTTTCAACGTATCGGAAACCGATGCGGATGTCATAGAAGCATTTTTAAGAAGTAGAGTAAACGATCAGGCAAGTTTTACATTTACCCCACCAGCAGAGGGTTTTACAAAAACAGGTACATATTCCCAAAGCGGCACAACTGTGACAATCACTCTTACCTCACATGGAGTTGCTTTAGGAGATATTTTGACTATTGATTACACCTCTGGTTCTGCAACTGATGGCACTTTTGCGGTTGCATCTGTAACCAGTGATGACGCATTTACTGTTACTGCCGCCTCAAGTGCAACAAACAGTGGAAACGTATCAATAACCCTTTCTGGTGCAGGGAAGTATGTTTGTGAGTCTTGGTCAAAATCAATACCATATAACGAAAGGGCTATCATAACAACAACATTTAGAGAAGTTTTTGAGCCATAATGGGAAATCCTGTATCAGAGTTACAACAGCTTACCAATAAATCAATTATTGAATTATTTTCTGTTGAATTAAAAGCTGATGTTCACTATACAAAATCAGCAAAAACAGCTACATATTCACAGTCGGGACAAACTATAACGATCACACTTAACTCTCATGGGTTTTCAACAGGTTTAATTTTAAGTCTTGATTTTACCTCTGGAAATGGAATTGATGGTATTTATACAATACAGACAGTTGCAACAAATACTTTTACAGTTACAGGGACAACTTCACAGTCCACAAGTGGGAACGTGTCTTTCAATGTAAATGCAACAATAGCAAATGAAACTGTTTTTTTATTTCATTCTGGTAATAACTTAAAAGATAATAATGATTTAATATGGCAGTCGAATACATACGCAAGGATGCCTTGTGAAGCAGATGGGTTTTCATATTCTGGCAAAGGGAAACTTCCAAGACCTACACTTACTTTTTCAAATATTCTTGGAACTATAACAACCATTTTACAGACAGTTAATCAAACTACAGCTTTTTCTGATCTTACAGGTGCGAAAGTTATACGCAGACGGACACTAAGTAGATTTCTAGATGCTGAAAATTTTCCAAGCTCTATTAATCCTTATGGAACACCAGATCCATCAAGCGAACTGCCGCAAGAAATATATTTTATTGAAAGAAAAGTGACAGAAAATAGAGATATTGTACAATTTGAATTAGTAAGTACATTTGATTTAATTGGTATTGGCGCACCTAAAAAACTTGTCACAAGAGCAGATTTTCCTTTAGTAGGTACTTTGCAAAATTTTTAACCATGACTTGGAAAGTTGATTTCTCAAATTATGCAGAAAAACAAGCACCTGATGAAGCTTGTGGATTAGTTGCTGTTCTTGAGGGTAAAGAAATATTTTGGCCTTGTAAAAATATTGCTGAAGACCAATTTGAGTTTTTTGCATTAGACCCAGAGGATTGGGCAGAGTGCGAGGATAAAGGAGGTGAAATACTTGGGGTTGTACATAGTCACCCTGTTGGCTCATCTGAACCATCAGATGGAGATAAGGCATCTTGTGAATATGTAGGTTATCCATATTATATTTACAGTATTGAACATAAAAGTTGGAATATTGTAAAGCCTTCGGGCTGGAAAGCCCCTTCATTGATTGGGCGAAGATGGGTTTGGGGTCAACAAGATTGTTGGAGTGTTATTTGTGATTGGTTTAAAGAAAATAAAAATATTGATATTCCATATTGGCATAGACCAAAAAGTATTAAATCATTTTGTAATAGTCCAGAATTTCAATATGCTTTACCTAAACTAAACTTTCAAAAACAAAAAACAACTGAAAACATAAAAAAAGGTGATGTTTTACTTATGGAAGGCCCAAACAAAAAATTAAGTCATGTTGCTTTATATCTTGGAAATCAACTAATCTTGCATCATGAAGCAAAAAAGTTAAGTTGTAGAGAATTATATAATTTAGATTATATTGAAGTTACAAAAGAGGTTTATAGATATGCAGCTTAAAAAAATAAAGGTTTATGGAAAATTAAAAGATTTTTTAGGTCAGTCAACTTTTGAAGCTGCCGTAAAAACACCACAGCAAGCAATAAATTTTTTAAGAGCAAATTTTGTAGGTATTGAAAAACATATGAACGATCAATTATACAAAATAAAAATAGGAGGTAATTCTGTTGATGGAGAATTATTAAATATGAGTGCAAGTGGTGATATTCAAATTATTCCTGTTGCTATTGGTGCAAGGAGTGTTTTTAGAGGAGTTACAAATATTTTCAAAGGTGCTGTAAATTTGGTTACTGATGTTGCATCCTCGGCTGTTAATTTTGTTGCTAATAATGCTTTGTCCATAGGTGCTACTCTACTGACAGGAGGCATTGGGGGAGTTTTGACAAGTATTGGAACATCTATGATTATTGATGGTGTCACTTCTTTGCTTTCTCCACAAAGGTCAGCATCTTCAACGTCTTCAGTGGGTGATACAGACCCAGCAATGAGAGCATCATATAATTTTAATGGAATCCAAAATATTAGTTCTAGTGGTGTTCCAATTCCAATTTTATATGGACTTGTGTTTTCTGGATCTATTATTGTCAGTTCTTCGGTAGATACTGCCCAAATTGTAAAGGAGATTTCTTAAATGCCAGAACTTATAGGGGGTGAAGATTTAGCAGCCATTAAAAAACAGGTTGTTGATCCTGATTTAGTAGATGGTGGCCTTAGATCAAAGCAATTTGCAACAGTGTTAGATTTGCTTGGATACGGAGAAGTAGATTCAATAGAAGATGTTGGCGGTGCTGGTACAAATACTTTCAGAAAAAGTGTATTTTTAAACAATACTCCATTGCAAAACGCAAATGGTGATGAAAACTTTTCTGATGTAGAAGTTTTTTTTAAAAACGGAGCATCAGATCAAACAGCATTACAAGAAGTACCACTAACAGCAAATACTGTCCCTGTGGGTGTTGCAGTAACAAATTCTACATCTGTTTCAAGAGCTACAAGTTCAACTGCATTTGATCGTTTAAGGATTTCGTTGCAATTTCCTTCACTGCAAGAATTTCAAGATGATGGAGATATAGTTGGTGTCGAAGTAAAAATGTCTATAAGAATCACTGAAAATGATGGTACTGTGCATAATCCAGTGGTTGAGGATGTCATAAATGGTAAAGCTACAAGTCCATATATTAAAGACTATGAAATAAAACTTGCTTCAAGTTTATCTTTTCCTTTGACAATCACTGTCATAAGAAATACTGCTGATTCAACAGAAAGCAAATTACAAAATGCATCAAATTTTTTATCTTTTACTGAAATACTTACAGATGCAAGAGCTTATCAAGGGTTTGCTTACGTTGCTTTAAGATTTAATGCTCAAGAGTTTCAATCATTTCCAACGAGGCGGTACAGGGTCAAGGGTACTAAGATCAAGGTTCCGCATGGAACCACAATAGATTCTAATAATGGCAGAGTGATCTATCCATCTGGATATACATTTAATGGAACTTTTAAAACAGATAAAGAGTGGTGTTCTGACCCTGCTTGGATTTTGTATGATATTTTGACAACTGATAAGGGTTTTGGTGGAACTGATGGACTCGTAGAAGAAGACTCACTTGATGTTTTTTCTTTTTATTCTGCAAGTGCCTATGCAAGTGAATTAATAACAGACCCAATAACACAAACTACAGAACCAAGATTTTCTTGCAATGTAATTTTAAATCAAAAACAAGACGCATATACCTTGATTAACGATCTTTGTTCAATTATGAACGCAATGCCTTTTTATGGGGTTGGAACTTTACAACTGTCTCAAGATCGCCCCACTGACTTGTCAACAGGAACATCTGATCCTCAATATTTATTTACTAATGCAAATGTCACAGAAAATGGATTTAATTATCAAGGTGCTGGGCAAAGAACAAAATTTACTGAGGTTGAAGTTTCCTACTTTGATAATGATACTCAACAAATTAATTATGAATTAATCACTACAGATCAGATTACAGCTTTATCTGATGCAATCGGAAAGTTTGGAAGAACAAGAAAAACAATAAAAACTATTGCTTGTACATCAAGAGGTCAGGCTAATAGATTGGGAAGATGGTTTTTATATTCTAATCACAAAGAATGTGAGGTTGTAAGTTTTACTACAACCCTTGAAGCTGGTGTAATTGTACGACCCTCAACAATAATAGGTATTGCTGATTCACTTAGGGCTGGTGTTCGCAGAGGTGGTCGAATTAATACAGGTGTTTCTACAACACAAATTATCGTTGATGATGCAAACAATACTGATTTAACGTCAGAAAATTCAGCCACTCTCTCTGTCGTTTTGCCCGATGGCAGTATGGAAACAAGATCAATAGATAATATTTCTGACAAAACAATAACTGTAACTTCTGCTTTTTCAGCAGTGCCACAGGCAAACAGTATTTGGGCTATTGAAAATACTACTATTCAATTTCAAACATATAGAGTTTTATCAATAACAGAACAAGATAAATCTAATTACAACATAGTTGCAACAATCCATGACACAAATAAATATACACAAGTTGAGGATACTACTGTAGCAGCCGATCCAAGAAATATAACAACACTATTAGATGAAAAACCTTCACCATCTAACCTTGCAGCTACAGAACAAATTGTTGTTCTGAATAATCGGGCAGTATCAAAAATTTTTGTAACATGGGAGCCTGTTCAAGGTGCAAAAGAATATTTAGTTGAATTTCAATATGAAAAAGACAACCCAGAAAGACAAAGAGTTGCAAGACCAAGTTTTGAATTATTTGAATCTAGACTAGGCAATTATAGTTTTAGAGTTAAAACTTATAATGCTTTAGGTGTTTTAAGTTCAACAACTTCAACTCTGGATAGTTTTACTGCTGTGGGAAAAACAGCTTTACCAGCAGATCCAAGCGGCTTAACTCTTGAACCTGTTTCAGATCAATTTGTAAGACTTAGATTTAATCCAGCAACAGATGTTGACGTTTTACATGGAGGCACAGTATCCGTTAGGCATACACCCTCTGTTGATCCAGCAGTTGCAACATTTCAAAACTCTACAGAAATAATCCCAAAACTTGCTGGAAATATCACAGAGACACTTGTCCCAGCTTTGAGTGGGACATATTCAATAAAATTCATTGATGACACTGGAAATAGGTCAGATAATGCAGCAAGAATAATAGTTACAGCACCAGACCCACAACCTAATCAAGTAATACTTACGGAAAGAGAAGATACTGACTCACCACCATTTCAAGGTGAGAAAGTAAATACTTTTTATGATGCAACTTTTGATGGTTTGTTATTAGACGGCACTTTATTAATTGATGATATTACGCAAAATATTGATGACTTATCAAATATTGATTTCGCTAGTCCAATAAACTCAAGCGGAAGTTATGAGTTTCAAAATAAAGTTGATTTAGGGGCAATATTTAACTTGACTTTGAAAAGACGTTTTGTTACTTCTGGCCTTTTAGTAAATGACCTAATTGACTCAAGAACTGCAAATATAGACA